GCACCGGAAGCGTGGAGTGCTCCACTGTCCCTCCCTTTTTGACGTTATTGTCATCCAGATCGTCTTCATCTGGCTCTTCGTCGTCACCCGGATCGTCCGGGGTAGACGGCCGCGCGTCCTGACTCATCGCCAGAGCGGACTTCAAGACACGGAACGCCTTAGCGACCGCATCATTCTTCTGCCAAGCATCAGGGATCATGGATTCACAGCCGAGCGCGCGAGCGCGCCGAACGATGTGAGCCTTGATCTTCGACTTGGGATTCTTTGTTCCACGGCCAAGCGCGTGAATCGCGCGACCAAGATACTCGCGGTTAGGGATCGGGTAACTTCCGTCGGGAAGTGCGATGCCCTGCCGCGCGTGCTCGCGCCGCTGCTCGGCCGTGAAGTCCTTTTCAACCATGTAGTTGTAGGCCTTCTCAACGTCGTCTTCGTCGTCGTCGTCGTCGGTGTCAACACCCATGTTGTAGGCGTCGTCATCTGCGTCTTTGGCTGCGTTGACCGCAACGCCACGACCCTTCCCGTCACGCTTCGGCCCCTTCACCTTGCCGTCGCGTGATGCGCCGTCCGCTTCGCCCTCAAGGTCGTCTTCGGATGTTTCGTCGGCGTAAAGTTCGCCTCCGTTACCGATTCCGGGGCCACTGTTGAGAGTCGGGTTCTTCGGCCCGTACATTTCGCGTCCCAGCTTTTCAACAACTGAGCGCATGTCGGAAGGAAGATCGCCAACAATACCGTTCAGGAGTCGCATCGCTGCAACAGCGGACTTCTGAACAACAACATCTGTGTCCTTGCGGCGAAGCGTGTCAACCATTGCCCCTTCGTGATCCCACGGGATCGAAAGGATGTCCTGAACCTGTGCGTCGGCGTCCACCGTTTCCCCTTTCAGAACGACACCCTTGCGATTCGCGCCACGAAAAACAGGCGACACTTCATCGGGATCAAGGTCATCGAGAAGATTCATTGTGTATTCACTCATTTCTTTGGCGTGGTATCGGCATGTTTAGATGAAAACACCTAAACCGAGGCTAGAAGGATCAGGTTTCCACTCGGTCGGTTCCTGAGTAATGAACCCATGAGGAACATATTCAGGTGTTGCTTCCAACTTTTTACGCACCCCGGTGCCACCAACAGAGAAAGCGTTGTATGTTCCGTTCAGGAATCCCTTCCAAAGATTCTCGTCCTCAACATGAACAACCATAACCCACGACCCCGCCTTGATCATCTCTTTCCCGTCGTAACTGAAATCAACTGGGGCAATAAATGACTCAACAGGAACAATGGACGCCTTCTCCTTGCGGAACCCCTGCGCCTTATGCTGAAGCTTCATCACGCTAGCCTTACCACGAATAGACTTCTTCAGGTAAGTGTGGGCGGCCTTCTCAACAGCCTTCGGCAACATGTAGTCGTTCTGGCTGTCAAGGCTGTTCGGTTCAAGAACAACACCGTAGACGAGTTGCTTCCACGGCTCCGCTTTCGCGACTTGGAACGTGGCGCGACCAGGGGTCGGGATAAGACGACGGTTCGCGTACGCAACACTGATGTTCGGGAGCGGCGCGGGGATATGCACCGCGTCAAGGGTTGGCCCTGACGGCATACGAGTAATGATTCCTTCGTCTCCTGCCGGTGGGATGTCCCCTCCTGCTCCTTCAGCCGCGTCCTTTGCAAGTTCGCCGCCGGCGAGGGCGCACAGTTCACGCCATGAGTGCGGCGTGTCCTTGATTTGCGCTCCGACGACGTTCGGGTCCTGCCATCGCAGGTCACCGTTGGCGTCCTGCAAGAAGTCGTTGGCCTGCACTTTGATGACATCTCCCTTTCGGGCGCGTGTCCTTGTTGGAAGTGTACGGCCAACGTAGTGCCCATCTCGTGTTTCGGCGCGGTATACCCGGTGTCCGCTCGGGGTTCTGCTTACTCCGACGACGCGCAGCACGACTTCTGCTTTCTTTGCGCTGCCTTTTGCGATGGATTCATCGAACTTGCCACTGGCAAGCATTTTGTTTGTGCGTGGGTCACGCGAAACTTTCAGGATGGTTGCTGGATCAATGTTGTCGTTTGAGATCGCCTTCGTGTCAACATGTTTGCGGTGGCCTGATCCCCCAAGCCATCCCTGTGCGAGTTCAATGTTGCGCGAGTGTGTGATGAGAGCGACGACTTTTCCTGATTCGGCGTCTTTCAGTAGACGCTCCAACGCGGGGATGAACCTGCCCTCGAAGTCGTTGAAGGACTCTCCGCCGTCAACAGGCTTGTCTTTGTCTGTTGTCATGTACGGCTTCAGTTTCGGGATCACGTCGGCGGATGAGTGTCCTGCGAAGTCGCCGAGGTTCCACGGCATGAAGTCGCGGGAACTCTTGTACGGGACACCGATGGTGTTACTCACGACCTTTGCGGTCTGGTCGGCTCTCTTCAGGGAGGATGAGCGTAGTTCGGTGATGCCGCATTTCTTCAGCATGTCGCCGAGTTCTTTCGCCTGTGTTAGTCCTTGACTGTCGAGGGGGGTGTCGCGCCATCCGTGAACGATGTCGTGTGGCTGCCCTGGCCGGTTGTAGCGTGTCTTTGCGTGCGACACAAGGTAGAGCGCACCTTCGCTCTTACTGACTGATGAAGAGCGATCCATCTGCGCCGCCTTACTCTTCGACCATGACGCTCCTGCGTCGCCTCCCCAGAGGTTCCACGCGACTCGTCCAGGTGAGGGGTAGCCGTCCTCTCCGGGGCTGAAGCCGGTCGCGTTTTTGTCTACAGCGTGACGAGCGAAGAACGAGTGCATCCGTTTCACCGTGCTTGCGCTCAGGTTCTCCCCGTTCACGATCTGATGCGCACGCCCAAGACCAATGTTGGTGCCTCCCCGCTTCCCGTCCTCATGCCACTTCAGGGCTGTTGCGGCGGCGGACTTCATTGCTGAAGTCGGCTTGTAAACACTTTCCCCGCCCTTACTGACGTTTGACTCAGACACTTCTTCCTGCGCCCACCGCTGCGCCAACGCAGCATCAAAGACACCGCCGTTACTCATCACGGATTCAAGAACGTCTCGATGTTCCGGCTCGGACAAACCCCACCGCCAATACTCGCGAGTGTTATCTACGGGGTCGTAGCCGTACTTGTTCACGCATCCGTCGCGAAGGTTCGGGTACTGCTCCCAGAACCCCTCAAGGTACGACTTAGCGCCGGGCGTGATCTTGAACTCCTGCGGCGTCAACCCGCTAGTCGCATCCTTGTGGACAGGCTCAAGTGCCGAGATGAGTTCCGCCATCCCTCTAACTTCGCTCGGGTCATACTGCCCCGGCATAGAAGGGAGAGTCTCATACTCATCATTCTTGTCAACACGATGCTGCCACTTGTCACACACCATGTCAGGCTCAACAGGCGCGTCACTGAAGTATTCACAAATACGTTTTGTGCCATCGTAGAAATCGCATGTTGAGCACGCAACACCAGCCTCTTCAGACTTCCGGTAATGCGCCCATCCGGGGATACCCGTCAACTCACGAACCTTCCCACTCATGGTCACGGAATCGCTCAAAGTCAGCCTGTTCCGCAGCCTTCGTAACCATGCGATCCTTACCGGGGGCGTCATTCACTGTGCGACCAACGTTACGCGGCGTGAAGTCGTGTCCGGGGCTTGGCTTCGGGATTCCGGCCTGCTCGGATGCCCACGGGAGGACGGCTTCCCAGTCAATCGGGGCGCCACTGTTACCGAGGCGAGCAATGTAGTTACCGAGCGTGTCAAGGTCAACGGTTTCGACGGAGCCGTGCATCAGTTTCGGCATCGGCCCCTTGAACCCGTTGATACGCCAAAGACGCGGGATCAACTCGGTGTTGAACTGCGACGAAATAATGTCAAGGTACACACCGAGGGACGCCGCGAACAGGTCTTTCTTCGTGACTGCCAAAGCGTAGGAACCGACCTTGTCCTGCCCCATCATCACGAGGTCGGCGAGGACGGATGTGGCGATGCGGTTCTCGTACCGTCCGATGATCGCTGACGTGTCGAACTGTCGTGACCCGCCTGTTGAGAGCAGTTTCAGGTCCCATCCGTAAGGGATGAGGATGCCTTCCTGCTCGTCTCGGCGAATGGATGACACGACGTTCTGTGCGTTCTGACGTACCGACGACATTGACGGGTCGCTGTTGTCCCAAATGTCAACGCCTTCGGGTGGGGTCAGGACAGGTAGACCTGCGAGGTCGCGTTCCATACCGATGCCTTCAATGTTCTGAATGTTGCGGAGGAAGTACCATGAGCGGTAGGCGTTACGCAGGATTGAGCGGCCTTCGGGGTTGTCCTTGAAGATCGACGTGCGGAAAAGGAGCGCCTTCTCACGCGGGATGTAGCGCAGCAGGTAGTCCGGCGGGGGGTTCTGGATCATGCCGGTACATTCACCGACATCATCAAAGACCCACTTCCACAGGGAGTCCTGTGAGCGGAGCGGGAGTTTCGCGATTCCGATGGTGCCGTCGTTGAACTTGCTGTTCTTCGTGCGGTCGCGTGACTCGCCCTTGCGAATCTTGTAAACATCCTCATGGTATGACCAGCCGTAGCCGAGGAATGAAAGGATTTCGCCGATTGTGTCGGGCCATGAGTTACACATGTCGTGCATGACGCCCTCAAACCAGTCTGCGCCTTCCTGTGCTTCACGGCTTGCGTCGGCGGGGTCAACCCACCAACTGACTCTCCGCATGAGCATCTGGATCGCGTACATGATGGCCCCGATGATCGGGTCCTGATCCATCATTTCACGGTAGACTTCGGCGGCGCGGCGTCCCTGCTGAAGTTCGCGCAGCCATTCCTCAAATACGAATCCGCCCCAATGGCGTAGGCCTGAGCGTCCGTATTCCTCAAGTAGAGCGTCTCCGCCTACACCGCGTGATTCGGGAACTGATGCTTTCCCGATGTCTACACGCGGGCCGAAGTCTCCACTCATGTACTTGATGTTCTTCATCGGGTCGGCGATGTCGCCGTAGTCGGAGTTACTCACGAATCCCCTTTATCGGCTTTTGGGGGCAAAGAAGTGACGACAATGATTTCGTCACCGCGCCTGTCAATAAGATACACGCGGTTGCGGTCTTCTGACCAGACGTATCTTAGGCTTCTGTCGCCCGGTCGTTTCTTCTGGCGTTCTTTACGGGTTTGTGTTTCGCCTCTGGGTGTGAATGATGGTTCTTTCGGGCTGCTTCGACCGTCTTTTAGTGCGTCGATAACGTCGGCTTCGATGAGTAGACGGCGTGTGCTTCTGCCTGTCTCTCCGGGGTAGCGTTCTTCGTTCTGTTGAATCGCATGAGCCGTGACGTGTACTTGACGCACACGTTAGTTATCGCCTTAAATGGCGAAGCCCCCAATCCGCGCATCCCATTTAGGGGTCGCACCGGATTGGGGGCTTCACGCGCCCCACCCATGAGGAGGTTTCAGTGTATCACGTTACCTCTACTTGGCAAGTGTTAGACGCGCAGTTCCTTCGGCACAATGAAGGTACACCGGATCGCCTTCGGGTCACGATGCACGAGACGCACCGCGTTACCCTCGTTACCTTCGATGGCGTCGAACGTGCCGTCTTCATGGACGCTAACGACTGTTCCGAAGTGTCCCTGCCCGATGTGGTAGACGACGAATCCTCCGGCGAACGGTCGCGGGACGGTCAGGCCATGCTTGTCGCTGTAACTGGCGCAGTAGTAGGCGTTCGCTGATGCGTCAAACATTGTGTGCCCGTACACGACCTTCGCGATCTTCTGCCCGGTTGAGACGCACCACGGTGCGCCGTACGCTCCGGTTGTGCTCTGGATGTCGTGGAGTCTCGGGTCGTTCGTGTTCGCGTTTGACCCGTCCGGGTCCTCATGGATGCCGAGGAGTGACTTCGCTGCTTTGACGACAGCCTGGACGAGCTTAGGGTTCGTTGCGACCATCAGTTGCCCAGCGACTTGATGATGGCTTCAACGAGTCCGATGGTGCCGGCGCTCGCGCCAACAGCGAGCAGAACTCGCGTTCCGACGAAAACAGCGAGGTTCTTCTCCTGCGCGACGGCGGAAGGTGACGTTACTGCGGCCTTCACGGCTGCAACAACCTTCAACAGTGTGATCTTCATTGATGTCTCCTTTTGTTTCAGAGTCGAGGTTAGGTTTATCGGATTACTATGTGTGG